AAGTGATTGCTTTGGGCTTTTTAATTTCTGTTCGGATTAATTATAGAATTTGCCTTCTTTCGTAAATTAAAAAGCAAACGGATCAACAAATTTGTTTTCCGCTTGCTTTGTGGGTTGAATATTTAATTTTTGTACGACCGCGTTTGAAATACGGTCAATATCAGTATCAGATAAATCAGGAGCTGGCTTGACTAACTCGGCAATCTTATCAATCGCCGTTTGCGGCAATAGCCCAGAACCACCATCCGCTACCAATTGAATCTTATCATCAGTAAACATAACTTCGTCTACGAATCCAAGCTCCTTTGCTTGATCGGCATTCAAGTAGGTTTCAGAGTCCATCTTAGCCAACAAGTCGTCCATCGGTAACTTCGTTTTCAATTGATAAGCATTGGCCATCGCTTCATTGAGTTGTTTTAACATGTCCGACAATTTGTCCTGATCACGATAATCACCATAAACTCCAGCCGCAGAGTTATGGATCATAATTTGGCCAACCGGACTAATTCGTGTTGGATTACCGGCCATTGCGATCACGGACGCGGCACTTGCAGCCATGCCCATAATGTTGACCGTGACCTTACCGGAGTAATTCATCAGTGCTGTATAAATTTCACTTCCAGCAGTTACTAAACCACCGCCGGAATTAATATCAACTTCGATATCTGAACCATCATCTGGTAATGCATCAATAACATCCTTAGGAGCGGTACTGTCCATTTCCAACATGTCATAAATCCACTTGTCATCGTTACTAATAATCGGACCCTTAACGTTAATCTTCTTCATTATTCTCACCACCTTTCGTTGTATAATTCTTGGTCATCACTATCTGGTCACCGTCTTCACGTGGTGGCAGCCCAACTGCTGACCGAACCTCGTTTTGAGTAACCATACCTGACGAACCAAGCTTGTCGATTTGTTCTGCTAGTTCAATTAGTGTTGGTCGATTAATACCAATTACTTCAACTTGTTTGCCATTCTTTAAGTAATCTCGCTGGCTGAATGACTTAGCGTTTAGCTCTGACTGAATCTTAGTTAATAACGAACTCAAGCACTGCTTATTGAACAGTTTTTGATTTTCAGCAGTTTCAGCAGTTTCACCATGAATTAACGCCGGTGGTACTCCCACCAGCCGGGCAACATGGTCAATGAATGCCAGTAACACGCCGTTACTTTCATCAAACGTCTGATTTTTGCCTACCCCGTTCGATACTTCGTTATATTCAAAGCCATTTGTGATTGGTACTAGTGCAACAGAGTTCTTGCTGAACGATTGGAAAATCTTGTCGATAAACTTCTGCAGCTTGTTGGCTTTACCGTCATTAACACCAGCCGTTAAGTCAGCCTTAACGGTCGCTCGAATTTGATTATTACGAAGTTCCAGCTCATACATTCGGCCAAATAACTCACCGTAGTCTCCCCATAAACCGGTCAAATAGTGCTCTAACTGATCATTTGAGTATCTCAGGTAAATAACATCAGACATCGGGAAGGAACGCTTAAACGTGTATTCTTTGACTGTAACATTATCGAAAACATCTTCATATACTGCATACTCGTGACGACTAAAGTCATCAGCAATTAATAAATCGCCATCGTCGTCTTGAATCACTAGTACCTCATTGTAATAAATCAATTGGTAGATAAAATGCTGCCAAAAATCACTGGCCGATTCGTCAGTATTTGGTCGGACATTGAGCTTGTAATACATCGCATCTTTAACAGGTAACCCCTTGTTCATCACACGAAACTCCGACTGGCTAACCGCCCGGCCTACGTAATTGATCACTGTGTCAATCGCCATGCGCTTTAAGTAGGCTCGGTTCTTAATGTCCTGGAACAAATCAAGATCATAAACAAAGCTGGAATCTTTTCGCCGCGTAAACAGGTCAAAGAAGCTATTAATTACACTCATATATTCACCTCCCTTCCGTTAGAAATCAATGTCGGCCAACATATCTAGCGATTCATTTACCGAGTAGTCGGGTAACTGGTCAACCAGATATTGGCCATATTCAAACGCTTTAAAGCCATCAGTTTTTCGCCGAATTTCTTCTTTCTTGCCGTATCGTTTGTTACCGTGGCTATCGGTCGAAACCAACACATTTTGAGTGTTCCACCGCAATAACGGGGTGTCACCCCAGATATATTGATGATTAGCAAACCCGGTTTCAATTCTCGGGGCTAGTAATCCATCAATCGCAGTTGGATTCCGAATCACGACCACCTCAAAGCCTGCATCTTCAAAGAACTTACGAAGTAAATCCGCCCGGAAATTATCCATGACAACTTTCTTAATGATGAAACGTTTCCGCTGCTCTAAGAACCAATCCACGACTGCTTGCGGGTCAATGGTTGGTGTGTCAACCACAGTCAGTAACCCGCGTTCTTCCCATTCAGCAATAGGAGGAGCAGACTGGGGGCGGTCTTGTGGCTTAGCTGAATATGCATAGAACTTATCGACAAATTGGCGGCGGGCAAATTGATGGCTGATAAAGTATTGCTTACCATCTCGCTTGATAGTCAAACCATCTGCAGTAAAGTCGCGAATAGACGCGAAGTCAACGGAGCCGATCGCTTCCATGCCATCTAAATCATCAGGAATCGGCTTATTGGTTGCTTTAATTTGCTCATAAGGGGCAACCGACTTTTCTAGGTCTTCAACCTGGTAGTTCATGCGCTTAATAACGAACTCATCATAACCGGACGGGTCTAGTTCCAGGTCGTTATAGTCGTCCATAGTCTCCTGGTAAACGTCTTTGGCGTAACCATTCATCGGCTTAGAAAATGATGGGTTAGCAAGCTCCCAGTTGGCTGGGTCGTCCATCTCTTTCAAGTTGTCCAACTCGCAAACAAATGGAAACATCGATTCAATGGGGGCCTTGCCGTCTAAAATCGCATCAGCTTTTGCTAATTCTTTATCTAGGTAGCCATCACGTACATAGCCCTTGGACCCAATCTCGAAAACTCGTGAGTCTCGAACTTTCCCAAGCCCAGAAATATGAACTTTGACATTTTGGTTATTGGGATAGGCGTGGATTTCATCGAAAATAACAAAACCATCACGCAAGCCATCTTTAGTATTCCCGTTAGAAGTCCGGTATCGTAGCGTCGAGTTGGTAGACTTCGAATGAACTTGCGAATTGGTCGCATAAAATTCGCCTTTCAACTCACTATGCAAGTCGACCGCATCGTGAATCTCATCAACCGATGTTTTGGCCTGTTCTTCACTATTGGCGATAATGGAACCATTATAATTGCGGACCCCATGCAGTCGTGATAAAAGAAAAGATGAAATCACCGATACCCAGCCGTTCTTACCAGCTCCACGGCCAACGACTACCATGAACTTCCGAATTGCTCGCCGCTCAGTGGTGTGATCATATAAAAAAACGAACGCGGTTAAGAACTTTTCCCAGGGTGTAAATGGGAAAAACCACTTATCAGCGAACGTTAAACAGTCCTCGATTTTTTCTTCATCAAAATAATAATTTTCGTTAGTTAGAACGGTCTTTTCTATTAATTCCACGAGTTTTATTCGCCGCTTATTCAACCTGATAGAACCGTCTTTATAGGCCTGTAGGTAACTTTTAACATACTTCTGTTGAATCATACCAAGCCACCCTTTTCGTCGCTCGTAGTAGCTGTTTTAGACGCTTTAGGGGTGGTTTTAACGGGCTTAAAGTCCTTTTCAAGCGTTATTAGCGCGGAATTAATTCGATTTTTTTCGGAAACAGCCGGATTTGCTTTCCAATATGTCTGTTTGCCATTCTCGATTTTGACCATCACACCATTGGCAATAATGGCTTCATCAAGCTTATAAAAAGCGTTCAAAAGGCTGATATATCGGTCAACCTTCTCTTTCTCAACAGCTGATTTTTTATTGATTCGCTGCATCAATTCCCTTCTTATCTTACGGTGGTCCAAACCCCCACCCCCCTTTCAAATTGAATAAAAAAAGCAATATTTTTCCGGAGTCGAGTCCTACCCACCGGTTCCCAGTTTTCTATTTTTCGCCAATTTTTTTGACCCCGGGGGCCTTGGCAATAAATGCTTTCCAGTCAAAAAAGATTGCTTTATTAATGTAGTAATATCCAGTAAATTCTTCCGCCGTATTCATCCGTTTACAATAGTTCTTCGCTCGTCGTTCACTAAAATAAACGCGATGCGCAAATAACACATTCGCTTGTTGGTCACGCATGACTACGTAGACCACGACTTGCTTAGTGTTATCGGTTCTTGATCGCATTATTCATCACTCCTTGTCTATTGATAGAACACCTTACCAGTCTGTTGATTGATAAAGATCACATGCTGAATGGGCTTATAGTCGCACTCCGATAATAAGATGATAGTTGCAGTCATCATGCTAACTCCTGACTCATCAATATCTGTAGCCGTTACAAACTGATAACTACACGACACTACCTGAGCCTGCTCACCATCAACATAGATCTTAGGTACCTTTCGTCCATTGTGTATTGACCAAGTTATATTATGTTCCACCATTAATCCCACCTCTCGTCCTTGCTCCACCGATTCTCTTTACGCTCATGCTTGCTTCGATAGTTCATCCGATGGTGTCGTTTGTTGTGACAATCCTTGCACAGTGTCCGTAGGTTAGTCGGCTCGGTTCGCAACTCCGGATAGTCAGCCAACTCTTTGATGTGGTCAACTTCCAGTACAACCGGACGACCATGGCTATCAACGTCGCCATATCGTGTGACCTTACCATCTTGCTTACACCACTGGCATTCGTAGTGATCACGCTTTAGGATAGCAGCACGCAGATGTTCCCACTCAACTGAGTTGTAAAAGGACCGGCATTGGTCAGTTGTCCATTGCATGGCGTAACTTACAAGCTATCTTGGATGTGTCAACATTCAGATCAATGACCAGCTCTTGCTTGGTAAGATGCTTAGGCTCAATCCCATTCATAACATTGCCCAAGCCACTATAGATATCGTGCAATGAATAACCTTGTTTGACTAAGCCATAGCAAGTCTCATTGATAGCTTGTGTTGCATTGAACTCCGGTTGTTCCATTCGTATTACCTCCAATATTTTTGTGTATAAGAAAACGCCACACCGTTTGGCATGACGCATGCTTGTTAAACCGAATGAACACTATTAAAACTACGACATACTGGACATATTAATTGTCCGCCGTAAAGCTTGCTATGATTATTTACCGAAATAAATTTGTTATCCTTCCATAAACAAGTTGCGCAATATATATTAGCAAGTACTTCGTCACTATATGGATATGTTTCTTCTTTAAACTTCTTGTATGTTGCTTCATCTTTAGCCCAATAATTGCCAATCTTTTTTAGCTTTCGTCTCCGTTCTTCAATTTTTTTTGTGTTATTTAATTGTTGCTGTAAATTTCGGTTTTCTTCCATTAGTTCCATAATCATTTCTTGAACATCAATGATTTTATTATTAACTTCTAGGTCCTGTGCTCTTTTTGCTGCCGCTGCCAGATCCTTTAATGCTTGACTTATTTCTGAATACAACATATATAATTCCTCCAAGATAAATTTACCTCAATTATACCAAAAAAACCGCCACATAATCGCAACGACTTTCTCTTTGGAACTATTCGATAATACAAATATACATCCATTTATTCGGCATGTAAGTGACATTCAGGGGACATTTTAGTGACATCGAGGGGACATAGACTGTTGGTCTAACTAATAAATATGATTGAAACTTTTAAAGTCCAACAACTTAATGGACTTTAACGTAACTGTCTTTATTTTCAAGCGAAAAGTCACAAATTTGTTCTTTTTTTACGATACCATCTACATCTTGAACTACAATTTCCAAGTTGCCTTTTCCTGATTCAACTTTGCTTTTTAACCAGTCCACAATTTTTTTTACATCTACAGTTACTATTATACTTTCTTTAGGACTGATAAAATGCCTATCATATGACATTTCAGCACCAGAATTATTAATAATAGAACTATTTAACACTTGAAAAAGCCTAAGCTTCCACACCTCACGGCTTACGCTTTCTGGGAATTGGAGTAAATACAAATTCAAAAAATCATCATCGATCGTTAGAGAAATCCTAATATTAGCGCTACCTGTTCCACAATTGACTATTTCAAAATCGTATTTTCTATGGCTTGGTTCCGATCTACAAGGTAATCTCTCTATACTCAACTTAGGTTTATTAGCAGACCTAGCCAAATAAAGTGACACAACAACTGCTAAAACAGTTGCCAATGCACCTATCCATTCTCCTAAATCACCTAATCCTATTATTCTCAAATTAGTAAGAATTAAAATTGCTCCTACTACTGTCACAATAAATCCACAAATAAAACCAAATATAAAAACAATAAAAGGCCTGCTAGCAATAAGCATTTTAATTTTCTTTGTATACGAGTATATACTTCTCAATGCAATTCCTCCAAAACTCATTATGCTTCAATCATACCAAAAAGCCGCCACATAATTGTGACGACTTTCTCTTTATAAAACTTTCACGTGTCTTACTCCATCACCATACAATCGCTTGACCTGACGGAAGGAATAACTCATCTGTAACGCAATCGTGTCTAGCTGAATGTCTTCAATAAAATACTGTTCTAATATAGAAGCTTCCAGCGAATTAGTTAGTTCATCCAGGCAATCCGTAATTTCAGTTTTGATTGGCCGACTCTTCTTAATGAGCTTGTTGATACGTGCTTCAATCTCTTCTCGCTGAATTAAATCGTCAGCTAGCTCTCGCCGCTTACCACCACCTGGTTGTCCAGTCATACTAGGTGAATGTGTTGACTCAATACGATCATCAATGACAAACAGCTTAGTTTCAAGCCGCTTGATTTGTCTAAAGTAAGGCCGGTAACGCCTTAAAAATTTCTTGTTAGTTTCAAAATCGCCCACCACTTCCCACCTCAACTCCGAATAATTAAATTACCATGGCGATATTCTGTTACTCGCCGATTTAGCCAACTGTATTTCTTATGCAGTTGCTTTAAGGTTTGGTTCTTTTCCTCTGTTGTATGTGAGCTCTTGGCTGCGTATGCTTCAATTAAATTGTATTGTCGCAATGAAACTGCTAAATAGCCGCTCTTCATTGTTGCCTTGGTTATCTTCCAAATGGGTGCCATTTCTTTAGAGCTGGCATCAATAATGCCATTTTTATGGCGGTCTTCGACCTCACATACAAGGCTGTTGAGCTTCTCATGATCTATACGCTTTTCCATTATATTTTCTCGCCCTCATTCTAGCTATCGCATAATTTTTGCCTGCAATCATCATGGTGGCATTATTTATTATTGTCAAAATACATGCTCTATTGTAAGATTTTGATTGCTTTTGCGTATTCGGTATCAGTCATTTTTATTCCTCCAGTAGTTCCGGGTTCTCGTGAACGTTGCCCTCTCCTGTATAAATAACTACGGCTGACGGGAATGGTGCTGAATCACCACCAACTCCGTCTACTTCAAATTTCAATCTGCCTCGTAAAAACTCAATTTCAGCATGATTGAAAATATAGTCATGCCAATAGCTAGTATCAGTCCTTGACGGAATCAGCATCACTAAAAACTGATCGTGTTTTAATTGTGTTTCAGATGCCTTTTTAACCCACAGCTTTAGTTCTCGGCCATATGGTGGATTCAAAAACAGATTTCCTGATAATCTTTCCCAATCTTGCTCTAACGAATTATCATCACTAGTGAAATAATCGCCACATTTAGCGTTGCCATCGCTCGCAGCCAAATCCCATTCAAAGTGATATTTAGCATTTAATCGATCATAGAAATCCTGGGGCGTTTCCCAGTCTTCTTTGTTTGATGTAAATAGTGCCTTGTTGATCATTTTCAATCCTCCGGTAATTCCTTCCACGGTGTGCCATCTCCCACCCAACCATTTCTAAACAGGTTATTAAACTCCTGCTCAGTATCACATTCGACAAAATATGGGGTGCCCTGTGGTGAATAAATCAAAACTTTTTTCATTGCTTTTCCTCCTTTTTTTCCCATACTCTAAACTTAATCATCGTCGCCACCTCCTACTTAAAATAACGTTCAAATAGCTCATTAGGTATTAAGAATTGCTCACTATCACGATCTTCGATAATCCGATCATTAAGTGAAACTGGCTGTCGTCTACACTGATTCTCCTTACCATAATTTGCTATGAATCCAAATCCCCATATATCAGACCAAACTAAACCATGGTATTCAAACATCGCTTTCCAGTGATTTCTTGGATTATCTAGTTTTTTATCAATCTTATCAGCAGTCTTAAACGCCTTCTGTACTTCATCACCCAATTCACTGGTAATTTTAATTACGTTAAATTCTGTTGGTCTAGCAACACATTTATCGATTTTAATCATCGTCACCATCTCCATTATCCGTTAACATTCTCAAATATCCGGTTAGTGCTGCTAATCCGTTTTTCGTAAACGACATGCTTACTACTTGATCATTTTTTCTAGTAAACTTTTTGATTGCCGTAACTGTATATGTCCCGTCATGATTATTCTGAATACCCAACGTGCTTTCTAAAACTTTAGGCTCTGTAACTGCTACTTGTTCATACTGCATTTTCATTCCTCCGTAATAATTAGAATCCATAGCCAACCAGCCCTTCATTAATAATTTTCAATGCATCTTCCGGGCTCCGTGCAATCCCGTGAATCGTGTGTTGTTTCATCAAAAAATTGTGAAATCTAATCTGATCAGCCCGCGGTCGTCCGGTTTCGTTTTTACATTCAATGAAGAATATCGAACCATCCGAATGTCGGAACCCAAATAAATCTGGGAATCCTTGGGGCAGTCCAGTATCGAACCACCGACCGTTCTTCATTTCGACCTTGCCGACATTCGCCCGGAAAATTGTGCATCCGGCTGCTGACACGGCCACCCGAATTTGATTCTGAATTTCTTGTTCTCGCATGTAGTCGCTACACTTCCAATCTACTGATACGCTGTACCCCTTGCTACCATTGACTTTGTTCAAGGTGTAGCATCGTAGCTAGTAATTTTTAACTTTCTCAACCTCATACTCACCGTATCCCCTAATCCCTATACCCTATATAAAATAATATATATATATATAATATAAGAAGGAGTAACTACATGTTACTGTATACGTTGGGCCCCAAGGGTTTAGCCGTAGTCAGTAAAGTGACTACACCTGAACTACACGTACTACACTCTTGTGTACCCGCGGCGTGGAACCCCGTTAACTCGGTGTTGTGCCGGTTTCCAACCTTTGTGATTGTCCATCACGTACTTGATTTTCTTCGCCAACTTCCGATTCTTCGTAATGTCGGCCCCATCCATCTTAAACGCGATGTCTTTACTCATTACAAAGTCGTCTTTAATCGTCGCCAATGCCTCTTCGATAGCGTCCTCTTCGGCGTCGATGTACATAAATTGCTCGCGGTTATCCGCCATCATCTGCTCCTGATCCTGCGTTAATCCGAATCGAAAACCGTCGCGATAGTAACTTGCGAACTCACCCCACAATTGATCAATCGTTTCCTGCGGCAAGTCAGTAATCGGTGACTTCTTCTGTAGTGCTGAATTGACCATCACTGGCATAAAGCGCCGTTCACCGGTTTTATCCTTCAGATAAGTCACTTCATTGGTCGTTCGGGCCATGACGAAGTTTTTGTATCGCCGGACGGTATAGCGACCATAGGCCGGTCGGTACTCCAGAATTTCAGCACTGATAAATTTCTTTAAGATTTCAAAGCTACTATGGCTGGTGG